TGTAATGTTCGTGCACTAGCATCACTGGAATCAATAAAACGCGGCATCCAATAATATGGAATTAAATGATCACAATTTTTATAATGTTTATTAAAAATATATCTGTAATATGCCTTTTCATATGTATCTGGTCTAGTTTTTGAAAAATTTAAATTCTTATAATATTCAATAATATTATCTAATTCATTATGTAAATCTTTATTAATTTGGATTTTTTCTTTAATAATTTCAAACCAAGAACGTTTTAATGAACTTACACCATCACTAAATGCTTCTTTTGTTCTCCATAATATTTTTTTTGGAACTAAATCAGGAGCAATAGTATCAAAAGATTTTCTAATTAAATATTTTTCACAATTATTAATAGTACTATTATAACGCAAATCTTTATCAATTGATAAATAAAATTCAACCCATTGTTTATCTAGAAAAGGAGTTCTTGGTTCCAGACCATTTGATGAAATTGATTTATCACTTCTTAATACATCATAATTGTATATATCTTTTAATAAACGCTTACATTCAAAATCAAATTGTAAAGCATTTGGACATTTTTTAAAATATAAATAACCACCCATTAATTCATCTGCACCATCACCATTAAAAATAACTTTACAATCACTATTTTCTTTAATATATTTAGCAACCAAATAATTACCAACACTTGCTCTAACGCTTGTAGTATCAAATGATTCTATTTTTTCTATTACTTCTGGAATAGCATTAAAAAAATCATCTTCTGAAACTATTATTTCATGATGATTACTATTTATATGTTGTGCAACTATTTTTGCATATTTTAAATCTTCAGAACCTTCTAATCCAATACTAAATGTATTTAATTTTTTTTGTGTATTGTTATTATTATTATTATTAGCATTTAAATATTTATTTACTAAACATGCAACTAAGCTACTATCTAAACCACCTGATAAAAGACAAGCAATTGGTCGTTCTGTAGTCCCAATTACGCGTTTTTTTACACAATTCATAAAATTACTTACAATAAAAGATTCAATATTATCAGTATATTTATTACATAGACTATTTATACATGGAAAAGATATATATTTAGAAGAACATAATTGAATATCATTTTTTAGATTACATAAAACCATATAACAACCTGGTGCAAAAGTATTAATATTTATTTTATTTATTGGAAAATTATATAAACCTTTTAATTCACTTGAAAATCCAATTACATTATTTTCATTAAAATAATATAATGGTCTTACACCATAAGGATCACGACCAACATATAGCATGTCTTTTTCAATATCATATAAAATAAAAGAAAATACTCCATCTAATAATTGAATAGCATATTCAATACCATATAATTTATAAAGATGTAGTATAATTTCACAATCAGAATCAGTTTCTAATGTAATATTATTTTCTTTAGATAATTGAGAATAATTATAAATTTCTCCATTACAAATTAAAATAATATTATCAATTTCAAATGGTTGATTAGATTTAGTATTTAAACCATTAATTGCTAATCTATGAAATCCAAAATAAATGTTATCATATTTTTTTAAAATAGAAAATTCAGGACCTCTGTTTACACCTTTTTTAAATTCATTATTAATAATTTCATAATCATTGTTAGAATTAATTAAAGCAAAAATACCACACATAAACTTACTTATATAAATACTTTTAATGTCTTTAAAATGTTTATAAATAATATTTTATTTATAAACATTTATAAATATTTTTAAACACTAATTTTAATATAAATTTTTTGTAATTTTAGTATTTTTACTATTTTTACTATTTCTACGAAATTTTTTATATGTCCCCTTAACTTTGCCACCTAAAACACAATTCAAGAATATACCTACCATACCAAAACAAATATAATAATCTTGTATCATTTATATTAATAAAATAAATTAAAAAATAAAAAAATTTTGAACCAAAAATTAAAATTAAAATTATTTTATTATTTTTTTTATAATGTTAATTTAATGAATAATTATAATATTACATTACAAAATTTTGAAAAAAATGACATTATAAATAATAATATTTATAATAGAAATATTCCATCAAACCAATTAAATATGAATTTTTCACCACGTTCTGTATCTACAAAATATAGTACATTACCTATTTTAGATCATAGACAAGAATCCAGTGTTCCAATGAATAATTATCCAATATATAATTCAGAGTCTACTTTTTTTCCAGGAACATCAAAACCACATTTTTGTGGATTTGCAAAAAATGTAGATTTAGAATCTAGTTTAAGAAGTCAATTTTTTGCTTTACAAAAAGCAGATCAAGCAAGATATATACCATCTTCAAGTAGTAATATGTATAATAATCCAGTAAATTTTATTAATAGTAATAAAGATTTAGATAACCATTTATTATTTAATCAAAATAGTTTTAATGATTTTAATCCTAATCTATCAAATAATATTGGTAATGAAATATTTTTAAATTCTACACGAGTTCAACTTAAAAATTTATAAGTAATATTCTTAATATTAAAAAGAATAATTAATATATAGTTTTATTCAGTTATATATTAATATGGAAATTAATAAAACAAAAGATGCAGATTTGATGTTATTAGGTAACAAAGAACTATATAATAAATTAGTAACTAAAAATGATAAATCAGTTATAATTAAAAAAGATTTTATTAAATATAAAAAAGAAATTAAAACAAAAATCAATGAACTATTTTCATATTATAGTGATTTAAGCAATAATAATAATGAAATATTAGTAAATAATAATGAAGATAGTAAATATTTAAATGCTTTTAATCTTTTTATTATTCATTATATAGAAAATATTAAAGTAAATAATTTTAAAAAAGAAATACAAAATGAATTAAGTATTTATAATAATAATAATCTATTTGATAACATTAAAGATAATTCATTAAATTCTATTATTGATTTTAGTAATATACATTTTAATTTAGATTTAAATAAAGATTTATTTAATAAAGAAAAAAAACAAAACAATACTTTAGATGATTTTGTTGAAAAAAAAAATATAAAAATTAAACCAAAAATATTACCTAAAAAAAGAAATCAAAAAATATAATATTTTAATATTTTAATACTATAATATTACAATATTATAGAACACCATGACAAAAGATACAAATAAAAGAAAAAAAAATAATTTAAATAAAAAAAATGCAAATAATAAAACACAAAAATTTAAAAAATTAAATTGTGCTCCAAATAGAGAAAAAAATATAAATGTTGAATTACAAAAACTTTCATGCTATAATAATAGTGAATTATTTAATTTTAAAAAAATATGGAATTCAAAAAATCCTAATAATTTAATTAAAACCAATAATCCTAAAAAAATTTGGTTATTTTTTAAGAAGAACTTAAGTTCTAAATGCTACAATGAATTATGTTGGATAAAAGATAATCATATTGGTAATGTACACAAAGATCATATTATTAAAAATGTGTTTAGACCATTTTCTCCTAGCACTTGGAAAGCAAAACCATATGAATGGCTTTCTAGTGTAGATATATTACAAGTTATGGAGCAATATCAAAAAACAAATAAAAATTTTACATTTATTGGTCCAACACCAATCGATTTTGATAGTAAAGATTTATTTGGAACTTGTATTTATGAACAATTGTGTAAATTTGATATAAATAAATTTTATAATTCTAGTCCTCAAAAAAATAAAATAGGAATCATTTTTAATACAGATCCACATGATAAACCAGGTGAACATTGGATAGCATTATTTGTTGATTTGAAGAAAAAGTTTATATTTTATTTTGATAGTAATGGTGAAAAAATTAAAAAACAAGTTGAAACATTAAAAAATAGAATAATAGAACAAGGAAATAAAATAAATTTAAATTTAAAATATTATGATAATAAAGATTTAATTCATCAAAAAAAAGATGGACAATGTGGTATGTATACATTGTATTTTATTGCTGAACTTTTACAGGAAAATAAAGAACCTGAATTTTTTAAAGATAATAGAATTCCAGATGAATTGATGAGAGATTATAGAATAAAATATTATAATACTAACTAAAAAAGCATATAAAATTAATTTATAATATATTAAATTATAAATAGTTAATATATTATGAACAATATAAATGAGTTATTAAAAAATAGCAATAAAGAATTTTTATGGAGTATATTATATAAAAATAATGTATTTAATAATATACCTAACACTAAAACCCGTGAAATAAAAGGATTATTTGAAGAAACAATAACAAATAGTATAGATTATATTAAAAATAATAATTTACAAAATAATAGCTTACTTGAATTAAACAAAATAATAGTAAAAAATTTAAATAGTAATATTAATAGTTATAAAAATCAATTATTATTTTCAATAGATAGTAAAGATAATTATAAAAAATCTAAATTTGATGGTTTACAAGAAGAATTTAATAGACAAAAAGAAACAATGAATAATGCTTTAAATATAGAAAAACCAAAAACTATTGATTTTAGTGATAAAAATGATGAAC